GCTAGTGCCGCGATCCCAAGAGTAGTATTTGTACGTTATGGTTATCCTTCAGGAAGAGTAGTACAACCTACTCTCCTGTAGCACCCCTTGACTACAATGCACTTTGTGCAAATATATATCATACGTTTCAAGCACGATACGCTTACACATACGCATTTTAAGGTTGAAACCGTACCATTTCAACCTTTTATTATTTTGGTACTTGGTTACTATGTACCCGTAAAATACTAGACAATGGTCTAGTACATAATAAATTTGTCACTCAGAGAGCGTTAAGTTTGCACATATTGATCAAATGTAGCATCCACTCTCGAGTTTTTATACAACACGTCATTCGTAAGATTGACATAAATCTATTCTAAACGACTGTTTTGTATGGCGAAAAGTCATCCCACCGTATTGTATAGTAAGAATTTATAGATTACACCCGCAGAAGGGTTGAACGTAATCTTTTTCGAACTTACAATAAGGAACAATCGGGACTTTTCGGTTGCATTAATCCGACGCACTGGAACAAGTTTACAATATATCGTTTTTGCAAGTATAATTTCAGGTAGCCTACACCGGGCTGCTAGGGTTGTTCGCACTACCCGTCCTTTAAATACCTCTGACTAACGATTGAGATAGTATAGTATTTCTGTCCATAATCTTGTTAATGACTTGTTGAATAATAAACTTTCGATCAAAACCCAAGACTTGTTTTCCAAAATAATCATGAATTTGAACAATATTAGCGGAAACAAGGACGAAAGCGAACAAACAAGTCACGTTTGCGAGATCGCATACTCGCGCATTATGGAGACTAAACAACGTCTCTTGGTTGACGTAGAAACTATCATGTCACCACAATCATTTGGATCCTTTGCTTCATTTATTGGGATCTATCCTCTTCTCCAACAGCAGCTAACCAGCGTTGCGTTGTCGAAGATTGAAGGCCTCATTGCACTTTATTTGGCCCTCAGCGAAGTGTCCTCGGCAAAAGGATTCCTCGCGGTACTCACACTGTACGCAAAAACACACTCACAAGAATCTTTGGTTTCACAACTATCACAGATCACTGATGGTTTGTTTGATGGAGTCACACCCCAAAGCAGTGAACGTCCTGCTTGGCTCAATCAAATGCTTTCCGGTCTCACAGATTGGAAACTTCTTGTGAATTCACCTGCTTTCTCAAAGATTTCACGTGTCCTGTCCCTTATGGTCACAATGGGAATCATTGAATCACGGAAAGTAACGCTTGGAAATTTCGAATTGTTTGCTGTAGCTGCAATGGAAAAGCAAGTTACCGCAGTTGACCTCCTGGACGCATTGGTTGAGACTACCACTTTCTTTGCAGAGGGTGCTTACCAATGTTTTGTCCAGGGTTCCGTCAAACCCATTCTCTTCTCTTCTTCTAAGGTTGTCCAAATGGAGGAAGCCTATATTAAGAAGAATACCGAATTCGAATACGTACGAAATGGAAACCTTGAAAAGTTCATGGGCAAAACTGAAGCTCAATTCGATAAGGAGCTCACTACACTTATTGAAGAACTTTGTGATTTGTACAAGACTATGCCTTCGGGAACGGAGAAGAAAATTGTCCAAGTAAAATGGGAAGCGCTCAGCAAGATGCAAGCTGAATTCACCGCGCTTCGTGTGAGAGGTGGTCTCAGGGAGGCACCTTTTTGTGTCAAGATCTTTGCCGATTCCGGTAAGGGAAAATCTACCTTCGCAGACCTAACCATGGCTACTGTTTTGAAGGCTAACAATCGTCCTTCGACTTCTGATTACGTTGTCACCCTCAACGAGAAGGAGAAGTACATGTCCACATACCGTTCCTATATTACTGGAATCAAAATTGATGACTATGGCAATACCAAAGCCAGCTTTTGGGAAGGGGCTCCCTCAGATTGGATTATCAAAATCTGCAACAACATTCGTGAAGCTGCAGTCATGGCTGATATTGCCAATAAGGGGAAAATCTCCATTGAGCCTGCGTGTTTGACAATCACCACCAATGTCGAACATTTACACGCTGGTATCACTTCCAACTGTCCGATGTCTGTTCTTAGACGTGCACATGTGCATGTTGAGTTGAATGTTAAGAAGGAATACGAAACAGACAAAATGTTGGATTCTCAGAAAGTCATTGAGAAATTTGGAACTTTGGATAAGGTCAATGACATTTGGAATATTACACTGAAGAAGCCTGTAGGTGATGGCAATAGCTTCAGTTCTTGGGAAATCCTAGCGAAAGATATTTCGGTTGATGATTATCTCCAATACATCATCGAAGAAAGTAGGAAACATTTCGCGTCTCAGCGAATTATTGTGGATTCTTTCAAGGAACCTTCAAACATAATTCAATTGTGTGAAGTTTGTGGAAATTTGGATTCCCATTGCTCTTGCGAAGTCGAACCCCACTTCGGAGAGAGAATTGCCTCGGTGATTCATCAAAAGGCCCGTTCTGTTAGGGTGAGGACGCACTACCACTCAAATGTTCTCCAAACTAAGGCTGAAGATTTTACGGTAAAGCACTTGTTGCGTCTCATTAACAGTTTTGAGCAATCTCCATATGCTCAATGGACCAATTGGATCCCAACCCAATTTATTGACAATGATTATGTCAAGTCGGCTATCTTGTATGCCGGACAAGACTACATTGCTGAGGAAGTGGCTTCTTACGTGAAGAAGTTTTTGTTCTTAACATTCCTCATTACACTGTTGGTGTCTCGTCTATCATATTCACTTGCTTTCTTGACACTTCTTCTTATGGCAATATATTTCATGCTATGTTATGCTTCTCTCATTGAAGCTAAGAAGGAGGCTTATTTCCAGGCTATCGTGAAACAAAACGGTAGTCTGCATGAGGCTTTTGTGTCAGCACGCAATAAGCATGTACACTATGCATGTGGACTGCTTGCTTCGTTGGGTGTTCTATACGGAGCTGCCCAGGTTGTAAAGGCGCTTCGAAAATCTATTGGAACACAGGGATCCTTGGCTCCCAAATCCGTTGCGGACATTCAGCAACGTGATAAGGAAGCTAATCCATGGGCTTTTAGGGAGGAACCAGTCCCGGTTACTTCCGACAAATCATTCCCCAATCGCACATATGCCGCTAATGCAATGGATTCACTTGTGGGTCAAATGGTCATTGGTGACAAATTTTCTGGTTGCTTCATGGCAAAGACGAATGTCGTGATAATCCCGCACCACTTTCTGCCAAAGAACACTACTAAGGCAGAAATAACGTATTGCTCCCGGAAGATTAAATTCATGCTCAATCCTAGCTTAGCCAAACAAGTAGGTGTTGGTGACTTAGTGGTGGTCTATGTTCCTAATACTGGACCACTTAAAGATGCCACATCTTATTTTTCTAACGGTTATGCTAATCATCCTTTGGTGTGTCGGATGGTAGGGTTGCTTCAAAATGGAGAAAGATTTGAGGACTACCTCACGTGGAACCAAGTAAGTGAACTAAACAATGGACACTTATCTTTCCCAGGCTCGCACTATCGCTTGGGCAACATGAAAACATTCCCTGGAATGTGCATGGCTCCTGTCCTTCGGGATGGAACACGCATACACATTGTTGGTTTCCATATTGGTGGAGTTACGGGGACAGATAGAGGTTGTGGAGTGTCTGTTCTAAACTCAGAGTTGAAGAAGGCTGTGGAGGAATTGCATGCGTGCAATGCAGCCTATTTGAATGGTCCTGAGGCGCAGGACGTGAAGGAAGATTACCTTGGGAGGAAAATTGTAATTCATGCGGGCGTACACCCTAAATGCCCAACACAATATATTTCCAAGGAAGACGCTGCAGTAACAGTGTATGGCTCTGTCATTGGACGCAGTAAGTATAAGTCTAGTGTCGTCGATACACCCATTTCCAAGATTGTTGAGGAAGTGACTGGCGTGTCTAATAAGTGGGGACCACCCCAATTCAATAAGCCCATGCAGCGTGAAGATGGGTCGTGGTCTGATGGTGGATGGAGACCTTGGTTTGCTTCTTTGGATGTTTGTAGTCAACCGTCTATTGGTTTTGACCCTGTGGAAGTTGAGGCAGCCATGAAGGATTACACTTATGAATTGTTTGAAGTGTATGATGAGATGGGTGAATATTGGAAGAATGAAATTAAGCCTCTTACGCGCATTGAGGTCGTTTCAGGAATTGATGGAAAGCGCTTCATAGACTCAATGAAGATGTCTACATCTATGGGATACCCTCTCATGCGAAAGAAAAGGGATTTCGTAATCGATATGGAACCTACGGACGAACACGCATGTCCGCGTACTTTTGTTCCTGAGATTTGGGAGGAAGTTGATGCTCTGCTTGAGCTTGCTGATGCTGGTAAGTCTTTGAACCAGATCTTTAATGCAAGCTTGAAAGATGAGCCTACACGTGTGGATAAGGATAAGGTGCGTGTTTTCCAGGCAGCACCTATTGCTCTTCAAATTCTTATCCGAACATACTTCTTACCCGTAGCACGCTTCTTGTCGGCAAATCCTTTGTTGGCAGAGTGTGCTGTTGGTATCAATAGCCACGGTCCGGAATGGCACGAGCTCTCTGAGTTTATGTCAAGGTTTGGGGATGACCGTATCATCGCCGGGGATTATTCTAAGTACGATTTGAGAATGCCCGAGCAGCTTACCCTTGCCGCTTTTAGTGTTATGATTCAGTTGGCTGCTCGTTCTGGAAACTATTCAGAACGGGATTTGAAACGCATGGAGGTCATTGCGTTTGAAGTATGCACGCCACTTGTGGCATACAATGGTACTTTGATTCGGTTAATGGGCACCAACCCATCGGGTCAAAACATGACAGTGTACTTGAATT